TTAGAAGTTAACCAAGTCATCTGTATTAATTACTTTAGGTAATCCTTCTTCGTCTAACTTAAAGTCAAATTGCTCGAAAGGTGTGTTTCTACTTCTTTTACAGGATACAGTTATTGCTCCTAATTTATTCTCGTCTCTACTTAATTGTATCTGAGTCTCTGCTTTCTTCTCTAAGAAACTACCTAAATGTCCTGTAGGCTTATCTGAACCATTATTACTATGGATAACAGTTACGATATGACAATTATAGATTGTTGTCCAAGCCATTATCTTTTGAACTATAGCAGAAGATTCTTCTAAATTATTGGCATCAGAAACTAAATCGGCTACACCATCAATTACAACTAATCCAATCTCTTTACCCTCTTCTCTCATACATTCTAAGTAGTACTCTATGAAATCTATTCTACTTCTATAGCTAATCTTTCTTAAAGCAAACGTATGGTAGAAGTCTAATGATAGCCCTTTATTCATCCATTGGATACGTTTAAACACTCTCTGTGCGTGCCACTCTCCTTGCTCTGTATCAAAGTGTACGAAGTGCTTCTTATCTCTAAAAGAATCCATTCCTCTTGTAAATTTACCTTTAGGATTACAGAAAGCAGAACCTAATAAACTAACAAAGAAAGTCTTCATTGATTTTGGCGGAGCTTGTACAAAGCTAAAGTTACCATAAGTACCTATGGCATTAGGAAAACTCTTTACTCCATCTTTAGTTGACACTTCTTTTGTTTTAAAGCTAATTGCAACTGGTGGGTGTTCTATCTTTTTATTTATATCAATAGCGCATTCTTCTTCTATTGATTGCATAAACATTAAGTGGTCATTCTGGTCTTGTAATTCTTGTTCTGTCATTTGTTTTGTTTTTGGTGGTAAAAAAAGGGAAGCTCATTACACTTCCCTATATGAAAAAAAATAATCTAATCTAACTACTTAGAATGGTAAATCATCTGTAGCAAGTTCTTCTACTGGTACTCCAATATCAGTTGCAGGTTTGTTAGCATCCGATTTAAAGACTTTCCAAGCAGAAAGGTTCACATAATACTTACTATTGTATTCGTTACCTCTAACGTTAAAATCTACATCTACACAAGCACCTACCTTATTGTACTTAATAAAGTCATCTACCTTGTCTTGTGAGATTTCAAACTTCACATCTTGTGGGTACTTCTCGTCATTTGTAGTTATTACAAATTCTACTTTTCTAAAACCAGAGTCAAAAGTTTGTACATCTCCGATTAATTTAATTGTTCCTGTTAATTGTAAGCTCATAATTTATTGTATTTAGTTATTAATTATTATTAAAATTTTGATGATAATTCGCATATCTCTAACCACTTGTTCTCTCCTTCTTGACTGCGTTTAAATGGGAATGCATTTGATATAACTTTACTTAAATCCATATCAGAGTTATAAAGTTCACTTAAACTTAGCTCTCCAAATTTATTTACATTTTCTTCAAACCTATCTCTTATTCCATACTTATCTAAGAAGAAACCTAATCTTGTCTGTCTAAACTCATCAGTAGTCTGATACCCTTTAAAGTAAATCTCTTCAGAATCCCCAACCCCATTATAATCTATACTTACAGTATGTATTTGGTATTCTGATAAAAAGCTACCAAAAGAGTCGTAATTAAAGAACTCTGGGCGAGTACCTTCTCCTATAAAAAACTCTACCTTATAAGTAAATAAATTCATATCATCATAAATCTGAGTTATTAATGTTTGAAATTCAAAAACTCCTTCACTTGTATAGTTAAATTTCATTGGTGTATCATAACCTATAAGGTTAATAACATCTGCTTCTGATTGTAATTCTGGTAATTTGTAATTCATAATTATTATTGTTTATTAAAAATTTAATGATTTCTCTACTTCTGATGATACGTTATACTTTAACTTTACTTTAGCTAATTCTCCTCCCTTAGACATAAAATCAAGAACCTTATTGTATTCTGGACTACCTACCTTTAATATTGGCTTAGGAGCTGACTGAGCTACCTTACCGTGTGTGTTTGTAGCATCACTATCTTTATTATCATCTATTAATAATAAGTTACCTAAAGCGTATTTCTTAGCGTAACTACTTGCAGCACCTGTTCTTTGTGGCATTTGCATACCTTTAGCACTAAAGTCTATAATAGCTTGTGCAGTAGATGATATTGAGCTCTCTCTGTCTGTAGATTCTGTATCAATTACTTTAGCTTCTGAGTCTACGTAAACGTGTCCTGCTAACTCTTTTAACTCGTCTGTAATCTTAAAGACTACTTTGTACTTATCTTCAAAGGGTTTAACCGCTTCTAAGATGTCTTCTGCTGAACGATACTTGTACTTACCGAAAGCATTTGTTTGGTTCTTTGTAACCTTTAATTCTACTTGAATCTTCTGTAATTTTTCTAAAATTGTCATAATTTAATCTGTTTTTAATAATTGGTTTTTAACTATTCCTTTGTACTCTTCTGGGCAATCTTTATCAATCAACTCAAAAATATAAGTCTCTAAAGTTGATATTTGTCTATCTTGTTTAGATACTTTGTTCTGTAAAGCTTCTATTTGATAATTCTTAAAATCTACTAAGTCTTTCATAATGATTATTTGTTTTTACAAATGTATAACAATTTTATTTAATAATTGCATTAAATGTTAATATATTTTTTGATTTACTTGTTTCTCTTACTTGGTAGTTGACTATTACGTTAGTAATATTAGAATCTTCCTGTAAAGATAATTCTATTTGTTCTCTTACCTCATCCCAACTTGCTTTATTTATATTCATAATTAAAATGCTTTTAATTGGCTACAGTCTAACTCTTCATAGAACTTAATGTTTTTCTTAACATCTCTCATTTGTTCGTTTAAACTTTTTCTTTCAAGAGATAGCATCTCTAACCTATTGGTTAATATATTTATACTACTATCAATTTCTTTTTGTGTGTATTTCATATTTATTGTTTTTCTTCTAATAAGTTACAGTCAATACATTGTTTATCGCATCTACAGAACTCGTCATCGTTTAAGTATTCGTTTTCGCAATGGTATTCCATAATTAGTTTTTTAATATTGCATCTATTAAAACTGCAACCATACAAAATGCAATGAAGCCTATAAAAATAAATTCAAGTATTAATAATGTTTTTTGTTTGTTTTTCATAATATCTGTTTTTAGATTTTAATAAAGTGATGTAGCTATACCTTAAACTTGCGACAGTATTATCAGTCAGCTACACCTACTTTGTTATTAATTATACAGCAAACCTATAAATACTTTTTATATTATAATGTTAAAGAAATGTTAAAATAATTATAAAGGCAAAAAAAGAGGAAAGCTTATTAAACCTTCCTCCTAAAAACAATCAAAACAAAATAATCAAAAACAAATGAATAATGGCTCTTTAAGGTAGTTGTCAGTATCAAAATATATAAATTCATTTGATACTTGTATTCTTTCTATTCCGTATTGAATAAGACCCTTAATTATCTTAAACCTTTTTATCTTATTAATACATCTAACTTTTATAGCTTTACCAACTCTATGACCACTATTACTTGGTATTGCTGTTTTATCTCCATAGGTTTTACTAACATAACCTATCATAATAAAAGCATTAATTCTTTCTTTTCTTAATACCTCATCCAATATAAATACTGGCTCACTCTCCATAAAATACTTACCACTACCTAATATATCTGGACTATCTAACATACTCCATTTAAGTATTGTTAATCCTTCCTTATCCATCTCTTCAGTATAAGTATCTGTATATTCTACAGTATGTAAAGATGAACTATATTTCTTACGTTTATAAGACATACTCAAAGATAATCATAAATACATATAAAATACTTTCTTTTTAAATATATTTACTTTTTTTTATTGACAAATATGCCTAAATCTTATATTTATTATTATTATATGTTTATTATTATTAACAATAATATTTTTAAGAATATTATTGGTTTACTATAATTACTTAATTAATAAATTACAAAGGTATATCTTTTTAACTGAAATAAAAAATAAAAAGTGAATTATTTTTTGATAGTAATATTTTTAGCTACTTTTTCAACACTTCTACCAACTACATAACCACCAATACCTAACTGTAAAAGATTCCAAAATTCATTCTCTAAAGGTGGAATAGGTAAACTAAATAAAGGTGCTATAAATTTAACATAAATAACTATAAAGCCAAAAGAAAGCATTAATATAGGTCTCCAGCTTCTTTGCAACCAATTACCGTTTGCTTCTGCTAATATTATTTCTGTCTGTAGTTTCTGTAATTCTAATTGTTGTTCTTGTAGTACTTTAAATACTTCGTTTTTGGCTTTTATACGCTCTTCATCAGTAGTAAATAGATTATCTATAACCTTACCAACTTCTTTAACTAAACCACCAGTAAACCAATTTAAAATTTTACTCATATCTTATAGATTTTGTCCCCAACGGAATTGTATTTGAAAAAAGAATAAAAAGATGTTTAACTCTGAATATTCAAATTGTTCATCTTCTTCATAATGCTGATAACCTAACATCATTGCATTAGGCATTAATAAAATTAAATTTATATCCATATCATTAAAAATATTGTAATAATTATTCTGTTAATTAACATTAGTATATTTGGATAGTTAATATTATCCATCCTTACTATTGCACCAAATAAAAACATTGAAAAATGTAATAAGTCTTTTAATAAGTCCATATTACATTCTGTGATTTATCTAAATCTAAATCAACGTGAATAAATGTACCAGCAATACCTATACGACTAAATCCTACTGCTATTAAGGCATCTAATATTAAAAAACGTTGTCTACTATCCTTTGCGGATATATCAACCGCTAAACCTTTAATGTGGCTTGATGTTGGATTCTTTATACTCTCTGGATGAGATGGACTTCTATAAGCAGAATTTATAATAAAAGGAATATTAGCATACTCTCTTGCTTTATCTAATTTAGCAAGGAAATCAACATCCATATTCTCTTCTATATTCTTAAAGTATTTGCTCATTATCTTTATCCTTATTACTCATCTTAAATATTTTCAATACAGTATATGCAATAGAAACAACTAATAAAGTTATTTTTAACCATTGTTCAATATTTGAAAAGCTAACGGTAAACGTTAGTAGATTAATTGCTCCTATTTTTATATCTTGCATATCCAACGTTAGAATTTTAAAGAATCGTAATTCAGCCCAAAGAAAGCGTGTACACCATCTCCATCAATATTAACACTTTTAGACTTCCAACCATAAGGATGGTCAATAGTACCATCTTCATCAGCTTCTAAATTAGACCATAGCACGTCTAAATGCCAATCTTCTGATAAGACTGCTTCTGTTTCTATTTCTCCATCTTCGTCAATTACTGCTTGTTCTAAAACAATATTTCCTAAATGTACGATTGTGTGTTTGTGAGTTGGATATTCATTTCCATCTTCATCAGTTGCAGTTCCTAAAGCATCAATCTTTGTTTGTGCTTGTTCTTTATTGTCAAATTGGTATTTTCCTATTTTCATAATATTTACTCTTATTGGTTATACGTGTGTAATTGTTACTTATTTTGTTAATGCTTGTAATTCTGCATTTGATAATCTTGTACTATATAATGATGTTTGATTTACATTTGCATTTAAGCTTCCAGTACCAGAAAAATTGGAGAAATTAACATTATTCCAAGAATTTGAAGCAATAGAACCATTGTCAGTTGCAATACTTACTCCGTTTTTATATAAAACAGAACTTCCGTTCTTGTAAGCAAAAGCAAGTTTTAATCTATCGCCACCGACATACGAACCAACGTTTTCGTTTATGTAATCATCAGCACCTTGTCTATATCTCCAGTTTATAGATAAATCACTCCTTATTTCTAATTGAGCATATTCTCCACTTGTACCACCACCTATTGAAAAAGTAGTGTTTGACTGTATCGTTGATGGCATTTGAATATCTAAAAATATAACACCCTCTGTTTGCCCTATTATACCACTTGGTACAGTTTGACTTGAACTATCTGCACTCCTCGTTGCACCAGCAAGATTTCCGAAGTTTGGTATGTAAGAAGTTGCATAAGAACCTTGTTCTATTTGTGCACCCCAAACATAAACACCATTGCCTATAACTCCATTATATGAATCCACACCATCTGCAATAGCTATTCTTACATCAAGAGCGACAGAAGTTAAAACATCTGTAATTGATAACTTATACCATCCATTCCCATAATATTCAATAATAGCATCATCAGCATTGGTTTGACCTACTATACCATTTTTTAAATCAAAAAAAGCATAACGACCAGTTTGTGCGTTTTCTCTTAACTTAATCCAATTACGCTCACTCGCTTTGGCAAAAATACTTAATGTATTAGCTCCAGTTGTTACAACACTACTACCCCTTAATCTAAAGTTGGTACTTGATACAGTATTTTCATTTAATTTAGTACCATTTAACGCACCATCTGGACTTATTGTATTGTTACTTGTTATAGCTATGTTTGTTTTAACCCAAGCACTCTGACTAAAATCTTCTGAATAAATAATTAAATTACTCCTCGTTGGCTCTAATAATAAAGCACCTTTAGCATCATTACTAAAGTCAATTCTTGGTTCTCCACTACCAACTGTTTCGATTAAACCAGCTTTGTTTACAACCGTAGCACTTGATGCTCTTGTAAAGTCAAATGGTAAAGGTTTGTAGTTTCCATTTTCTGAATTGTAAGCTAACAAAGAATCTTCTTTTGTTGCCCAATTTCCGTTTCCTAAATTTAAAGTATTTGCCATATTATTTTATGCTATAAGTTTGTCCGTTAGCCATATCTGTAAAAGATGTCCAAGAGGTTATTGTTTCTAAATCTGAATCGTTTAATGCTGTATCGAAGTATTGAATTTGTTTTGTGTTACCTTCGAAATTTCCAGAGCCACCACCAGAATTAAATTGTAAGCTATCAATACCAGACGCTACTAAAGAACTTGTACTTGTGTTTATTTTAAATCCATTAATAAATAATGAGTAATCTCCAGATTTGTATTTTAAAGATATTTTGTTTGATGTAATTGTATTTATGTTATAATAAATATAATCCCAAATTACTACACCATTAAAAATATAAACTCTAATATTACCATTTTCATTAGCAAAACTTATTCTTTGACTTGTACTTCCGTTAGATAAAGAAATCCATTTACCACCACTATTAGTCAAAGCACTTATCTCCGCCATCAAAACACCCTCTGAATCATTAAACGTAGAAGCATCTCCAGCACCGTTAGCAGTTTCAGCTGAACGAGTAACTGTTGAACCGCTTGTTGGTATGTAAGATGTAGCGTAACTGCCTTGTTCTAAAGAAGCTCCGAAACCATAGATATAGTTAGAACCAGTCCACCCATTTTCGAAACCACTTCCGTGTGAAAATGGTCTAATTTGAAGTGCAGTTGCTCCAGATGATGTACTTCCACTAAATGAACATTTGTACCAACCATTACCATAATCTTCTATACTACCACCCCCCTCTACAATAACACCATTTAATAAATCAAATTTGGTGCTTATGGGTTGTCCAGATTTATCTATAATTAATGTGCTAAATATAGATGCACTCCCTTTTTTTGCGAAAACAGAACAAGATACATCTACATTATCTCCAGCAGTAGGAAAAAAAGAATATCTTTGAAAAGCTGAATTTGCAGTTAGTTTAGATGCATTATTAATTCCCTCTGGACTTAATGTTTCTGTAGTGTTAAATTCAGTAATTATTGCTGAATTAATCATATTAGTACCATCAAAGTTATTACTATAAGTAATTAAATTAGTCCTCGATGGCTCTAATAAATGACTTGGACAACCATTTACAACACCATCAATTAAAGGATAGTTTAATCTTGATTTACCAACTGCAACTGTTTCAATTAGTCCATCTTTATTTATTCTTGTAGCTACTGTATTTCTTGAAAAATTGAAATCTCCTACACCATCTGCTGGTAATACGGAATACAACTTGCTTCCTTGCGTTGCTGGTATGAGTGCTAATTTTGGTTTTGCCATTATCTTTGTTTTATATGTTTTGTAATCCTATTTTATGTATTGTATCTGCTAAACATTTAACTGCTTCTACTTCTTGTCTGTCATTCATATTAAATTGCCCTTGTATCATATCAGTAGATGTACCTATTGAAGATGCAGTATCAATTGTGTTTCCCCACCAAGTACTATCGTAAATTTCGTTTGCCATTTTTATCTTTTTTAGTTTCTTTTGTTACTTTCTCGTAAAAAACTGATAACTTCACTATGTTAACCTCTTTTGTCTTATATGTCTTTTTTTTATCCCCCATTATAAAACCCAACTTGAAAAAGTATCTACATCCTTATCTGGGTACATCTCTCCATTCTGATTATTGGTGTATTCTGGATATTTAGTACTATTATCACAGATATAATCTAAGAAACGTCTTGTATAAAACTCAGACCTATCATTTATCTTACTCATCATTCTGTCAATATCTCCATAGTTAGCTACGTCAGACTCTTCCCCTCTATGCTTAGATACACCTCCATTATCTATTTTAAACATTGCAAAAGGGAAGTACTCTGACTGAGTAAACCAAGTTAACATAGGTTTGATATAGTCGTCTCTAAGGAGCTTATAATCAGAATTGATAGGTAAGTCCATTTCATTTGAAATAATCAAAGCTTGCATCTTATCATATAACCTACCACCTAAGTAGTTCTGTATATGAATATCTTGAGCCACCTCTATAAAGTGAATTAATTTATCTCCATCAGTATTTCCACTTATGATTGATTTTGCTTTTAAATCTTTTACTGTTATGAATAGTGCTTTCATTATTGTCCTAATATTTTTCTGATTCTACTTAACACACTTGGGTATGCTCCTTTGTCTCCCCTACTTATCATTGACTCTCCCATTTCAGAAGGATTGACAGGTTCTTTAAGACCTTTGTTGTAAGCTTCTTCAGAATTAACCTTTCTTCCACTTGACTTCTTGTAGACTTGTAATGACCAATAGTGATGACAATTCTTACCGCCCTTAAATTTTAGCAAACTATAATTCTGCTTGTTATGACCTAATACATTATTAACACCTCTAAAAGACATCATATTAATATCTTCTTTTCTAAAGACAACCTTACCACTTGTTAAAGACTCCATTTTCTTACAGAAATCTCTACTATTATCAGACTTTCTAACTGGTTCGTAAGAGTATCTAACTTTGTAGGTAGCATCATCTTCTTTTGAAGCCTTATCAGAATACTTGATTTCAGCCATTTTAACGGACTCATCTTCCTCTTGGTATATCTCACTATGGATTAACTCCCAATCATCGCTTAAAACCTCTCCTAAGCCTTCTAATTGAGAATACAAGTCTTCTCCTTCTTCATCTGAAAAGTCTCCAGTTGGTTCGTCAGCAGATAACTTCTCTCCAGTTTCTTCTTCTCTCTTAATCTTAGTCTCGATATTATCTAACTCCGTAAACTCAATAGGCTGTAATGTTGTAAAGTATAAGTCTTGGTGTATATTATTAAATTCAAGTATCTCTGTTAAACCATAAATAACACCATCTTGTAACGGTCTTATAATAACATTATCCATTAATACTGAAGCTGTACGTAATTCTTCTGCATTGTTACCAAATCCTGTATTATCTTTAATACCTAATAGAATTGGAGATACAATACCGTGTCCTAACATAATCTTTTCTCTTGCTTCATCAGATAAGAATTGATATTGAGCGTGAGCATCTGGTAAATGAATAGCTTCTATATCCGCTTTAGTATCAGCAGACTCATTAAATGCAATAATAGCTTTACCTGTATTTGAACTACCAGAAAACTTTTGGTTTATCTTAGACTCTATAGATTGTTGTGTTTCAGCATTTGGAATACCATTATTAAAGTTTACGAATAAACTTGGTTGTAAACCATTCTGTATATTTGAGATATGATAGTTAGAAACCTCAGACTCTAATTCAGCATATTGTAAACAAGCTTGATAATCAACAGTAGAGTAGTAGTAAAAACCACTTCTATAAGGCTTAAAGATGTAAATTTCATTAAGTTGTGTTTTGCTACCGCTACCAAATGTAGGTATTCTCTTAGGATTATCTGAGTTTTTACAGTCCTTCCAAGATGGATGATAGTAATAAGCTTCAATCTTTCCTTTAGTTGCTTTTTCAGCTCTCAATGTCTCCATAGGGAAGTGAGATACCTTTAGTATTTTTGTTTTAGCTTTGTTGTATGTTAATTGTAAAGCACCTTGACCTAATAACTTATAATCGTTAACCAATCTCTTAACCTCTCTTGGTCTAAGTAATTGTTTCATTTTAATATAATCAGCAGGAAATACAGATGAATTAGTAGATTCTAATCCTCTACCATAAATCATATCAACAATACCGTTAATACACCTACCATTAGTAGGACTATCAAGATACCTTTCAATTAAGTTATCGAAGTAATCATTGTTATCTCCAAAAGAAACCCATTCTTTATTATGAACTTCCTTTATTGAAGGTACTTGGTAAGAAGACATATTAACAACTCTTATGCTGTCCTTGTACTCTCTGGTTATGTTATTTTTCTTTGTACTCATTATATTATGTATGTATTATCGTCTGAATCACTAAAAGGTTTATAGATTGTACCGTTACCTATTTCATATTTATTCGTTTCTCTTTCTGTACTTGTTTGAGATGTTACGTATATCTTGTCTCTATAAAACAATTTACCCTCATTGGTTATTTCTAAATAGTAAGTAGAGTCTTCTTGCAATATCGTTGGTAAGAACTTAATCTGTGTAAAATTAGGAATACCATCTATAGAAACACCTGTTATAGTTTCCTCCTTACCATCTCCATCTCGTCTTAAATTTATAGAATAATTAATACCAGAAAATAATGTAAAACAATTAGAGCTTTCAAAAACCCCTCCGTCATTCAACACCCTTGATTTAAGCAAGTTGTAATACTCACTTCTTGGTGCTATTATTATTGTTTTTTCTCCTGCTGTTGGTTGTAGTATTAACATATTGAGATAACTAAAAATTAATATTTTGTTTTAATTAATAAGAAAACCCCACCGAAATGGTAGGGTTTAATAATTTAAGATAGGTAATTGTTATACTCCTACAACAACAGTAAACCCAACAGCACTTAACTCTCCGTCAATAAAGTTAGCAGGTATTTTTTCCAATCCTGTAAAACTCAAAGTGTAACCACTCATATCCCCCATAGCACCACCAGTTACGATTGTACCACCAGTTACGTCAGCTCCGTATTCTAATCCAGACAAAAATCTGTTTCCGTTATTGTCCTCAATAATTACGTGAGGTCTTCCGAAAGATAATATCTTGATTGTCTTATGGTCTTCTTTGGTTAATTTTTTAAGAGATAACTCTAATACTTGCTCGAAAGCAGTAGTTCCATTCTCTCTACTTGATTGAATGTTCTCGGTGTACGTTGAGTTACCTCTAACGTCAAATTTGTAAGCACTTGGAGAACCAGCAACAGCATCAATTACATCAGTATTGGTAGCATCATAGGTAACACTTGTTATGTCTCCGTAATTCACGAAGTACACTGCGTTTATTCCTCCAACGCTATCCTTGCAAGGCTCTAACCTTCCGTTTGCAATATCACAACTCATAATTTATATTTTATTTTAGTTAATAAAAAAGGGGTAAGCAGCTATACTGACTACCCCTTTTTAGTTTTATTTATTTATTACTATGCAATTCCGTAAGTTACGATATCTTCAGCAACTCCGTATTGAACACCTGCAGTAAATCTCATAATTACTCTTACATTTTGAGAACCATCAAGGTCAGCCATATCTAAAACTCTAACTTCTTGAGCATCTGATAATAAACCAGTACCGAAGTGTAAGTTGTCTTTAGTGGTAGCAACCATCTTATTGTCAGCTAAACCATTAGCCATAAAGATTTTTACACCATCAAAAAATAATACATTAACGTCTTGGTTGTTACCTTGTCCGTTAACACCATTTGCTCCTTGACCTCCACTTTGGAATCCACCTAAGCTACGTTTGTAAGCTCTGAATATGTTTTGTGCAACATAAATATGTAAATCTTCTCTTCCGTATAATGCAGAAGGAATAGCATCTACAACTTTCCCTAACTCTTCAATTACGTTTGCAGAGGTTACGGTAGTTCCAGTTACTTCAATCTTAGCAGCATCAGCAGCTAATAAAGTAGCAAATCCATCAAATGAACCTTCAGCAGCAGCACCTGCCCAAATGTTTTGTTCTGTTTTCTGTGCAACTTTAGAAGCAACATAACCGATTAAATACTCTTGGAAAGAGCTTGGTAAGTTGTCAAAAGCAGAGTATCCCATTTGGATAGCATCCCAGTCAGAACGGAAATCTTTCTTACATAGTTCTAAGTTAACTTGTAACTCTTTAGGTTGTAAGATTCTTTCAGTTAATGTTAAAGTAGATGTATCAGCGAAATCACAAGTACCATCTTTTACGATACCGTCTAATTCCAATCTTTTTACAACTTCTTTGAATTTCACATTTGGTCTGATAGTTAATCCTCCATTTGCGATTGTGTTACCTGCTAAAAGTGCAGCAGAAATGTATTTTCCTGCAAATTCTCCAGCATAAGTAGTAGTAATACTTGTAGTAGTAGCCATTTTTATATAGTTTTAATTGAATAACATTCTATTGACTCTTTGTTCTGTAGTCATAGAGTTGTTTGGGTTTGATAATAAACTTTTTTTAGTTTCGATTGATTCTTCTGGAGAGTGTATTACTTCTTCAGATAATTCAACCTCTTCTTGTGATGATAACTCTTGAGGAACTTCTTTAATATCTGCAGATGATTTATCTTCTATTAAAGCGTTAATCATAGATAACAATTCTGCTTTAAGTGCTGATAATTCTTCAGATGTAGCGTAACTTGCTACTGGTGCTTCTGCTACCTCGTCAACAATTACTTCTTCTTCAGTTTCTTCAGCAAGGATAACTTCCTTTACTTCTTCTTCGATAGTCTCAATCACTTCTTCGGTAGATAATTCTACCACTTCCTCTGCAATAACGTCTTCAACTTTTACCTCTTCTTTAGAAAGGTTTAAAAGCTCTTTTACGCTATTAAGGATTTCTGTTGCTTTCATACTTATTGATTTATATTAATATAACTATTCACAGATTTAATGTCTTGTTTTTACTCCTCAGTCTCTTTGTATATTGAGCCTATTCCTTGCTTCCAATATTCATCAGACTTACATTTCTTACCATCCTTATCACAATCAATAGAGTAGGTGTTCTTGCACTTGCAATAAACTGCTTTAGCCATTAGATAATAATTTTTTAAGTTCACTTAATATATTTTCAGCTTCAACCTCTTCAATATCTTCGGCTCTATCACTAAACATACCTTCAATACTTAATCCTAAATACTTTCCAGACTTAACATCTTTCCATACCTCATCATTATCTATCTTCATAGTTACAGCCCAAGCACCTTCAACAGCGTTTAATCCGTATAAAGCAGTCTTATCTTTTTCTGGGTCTTCTACTATCCAAGACTCTATAACAGATACACCACTTGTCATTTGCTCATCGTGTTCTAATGTAGCATTGTTTAGTTTAAGACGTTTTAAATATAGCTCAGAAGCTTTTCTTACCGTTTCTTTAGAGAATATGATATTGTATTCAGTCTTTCCGCTACGTCTATAAATAGGCTTATCTGGAACTAAAGCTAAACCAACTATAATTCTTTTTTCTGTATCTACAGTTTTAAATTCTACCTTATGTTTACTTAGTGCAACAAAGTTCTCTTCTATTGCAGGAAATTCAACTAAAGAGATAGCTTCTATGCCATCTTCTTCTCTATCATCATCTATAAATAGTTCAAAAGTTTCTAATTCGTTCATATCTAATTATTTTATATTATGTTAACTTTATTAATTATAATTGTTTTATTTTAGGTACTTGCAGATGTTGATATAACACCGTCTAATTGCTGTTGATTAGTTACATCTCTTGCTACAACATAAGCTTTTAATGGCTTGTCAAATTGAGACTGTATAGCACCTAATAATATGTTGTCTTGAGACCTACCTACTATATTAAACGAAGGTTCTGCACGAGCACCTCCTGCACCACTTCCACCTTGAGAAGATGTATTTATTGGGGATTGAGCCGATGAAGACTGAAATTTCTGTCTTGATATAGCTGCTACTTGAGCTAAACCAGAACCTATAACCGCAACCATTCCTGCAATTCTTGCAAAAGAACCACCTTTAGTGTCATTTAATGTTTTAGCAGCAGCAGAATATGTGCTAATTATAGCCATCGATATATTAAACGCTTTTTGTTGCTTAAACTGTTTTTTCTTTATAGCATCTTGCTTAATTCTTAATTTATCATCATTTTGAGCTATTTCATTTTGAATTGAAGCTCTCTGGTCTTTAGATAGGTTTTCGTTAAGCAATCTATTATTTAACTCTTCATTTAAAGCGTTTGTTTTATTTTGCTCTGTTGTTAATTGTCTTTCAAACTCTCCATCAACAAAATCAGTAACTCCCGACATTAGTACTTTATAATTCTTAATAAAATCAGCTATATCATCGGTGCTAATTTGGTTAAACGCTACTGGTATTAGTACAGGTTTACCATTTACTAACTCTTGTGAACCACTAACAACATCTTCAACACCTTTAGCTTCAAGTTCTAATCCTACTACTATGGGTTTAGGGGTTACTTTACCCTTTTCATCTTTTGAATTAAAGAAATCCTCAAAAAACCCTTCGTCTGTAGATAGTTTTAATAATTCCTTAACTTGATTAGCAACTCTTTTTTTAGTTTCATCAAAAGTCTTTACCTGTCTTTCTACACTTGATGCTTTATTAGCTTTATCCATATCAAGCAACCCTTTATACTCTCCTTCTTTGTAGAATATTAATTGGTTCTTTCTTTTAATGAAATCTCTTTTAGTTTCGTCTGCTCTTTGTTTTTGAGTATCTCTAAACGCTTTTATATCTTTAAGACCTAATTTCTTTAAGTTCTCAGAAGTTTCCTCCTGTAGTGTAGTAGCAGCCTTAGCTACCTCTGCTTTTTTATTTTCTATCTCTGTTAGCATAGCGTTAGCTAAAGCCAACCTACCTAAAGAAGCTATCTTTTTATCTATTTGAATTATACTATCTTTAGTTAATCTACCTTCTTCTCCTATACTTAGGTTTAAATCTTTGTATTTTTTATTTACTTTATCAATTACAATTTCTAAATCTTCTTTACTTAACATATCCTCTCTCATTACTATAAGTAGAGATTTTAAATCAGAAGCAGAGCCAGAAGCAGAAACTCTAAAGCTATCTAAAGATTCTTCAGCTTTTCCCATACCTACTTTAAAATAGTCCAATAAAGCAATACCAGCTTGAAAAGCAACTAATACACCAGTAGCTCCCCAAAGACCTGTACCTAACTTTTTTAAAGCACCTCCGAATCCAACAGACTTACCTGTTGCTTCGTCAGTCTTTTTAGACATAAAAAACAAGTTAGATGCTAATTGCTGAATGTTGTTAGCTACACCTCGAATACCATAAGGCATATCTGAGAATACACGACCAAGTTCTAACGAAGCAGAAGTAGAAGCACCAGTATCACTACTAAGTTGCTTCATCTGTTTAGCTGTCTTCTTGGTTTCCTTTTCTACTTTTACCGTTGAATTTGCAAGTCCTTTCTCTACTAAAGTCCTATTCTGTTGAGCTTTAGCTAAATCTCTTTCTGCTTGAGCTATTAGTTGTAATGTAGGCTTATAATCTTTATGAGTCTTATCTAAACTCTTTAAAGAGGCGTTTAACTCATTTAATGTTGATTGTGCATTACCTTCTATTATTTCAACTTCTAAAATTACCTTCTTATCTGCCATTTGTTAGTTTTTTTCTTTTAATAATTGTTTTTACTTCCTTAAACGATGAAGGTAATTCGTGTAATCCCTTTGCTATATTGATATCCATATCATTAATTAGCCATTCTTTATCTCTTAGTAATTCTAAAGTTTCTCTTATCATTATATGTCGCTTAATAATTCTATTTCTGATTTACCTGTGTAAAAATCTGTTTCTATTGAGTTAATCTTATAACTTTTCCCTGCTACTAAAAACCTATCTGCTAAAGTGTATTTGTGTAATATCCTTAAAGGTAAGTAAGCAGTTATCTTAGTAAGTCTATTAGACTTATTAAAAACACTTGAAATGTAGTTTTTATGATAGTTATTAAATAAAGTTTCATCTGTAGAGGTTAATTCCCATTCATCCTCCTCTGGACTAAAGTTAATAGATTGTCTATCTTCTACTTGTGATTGTGATAAATCAGAATTAGCAGGTGCAAAATAGTTTTCTATTTTTACACGACTTGTAGCCACGTTGGTAGACGAATTAACAGCATCAACAAAAGATATATCCGCAGTTTCTCTTGATAGATAAAAAACAATTGGTTTTCCGATATAGCTGTCTTGATTATTGTCAACACAAAAACCCCATTGAATATCTGTTACAGGAAAAGAAGGGTCTGCTACTGCATCAGTATCAATTAATCTTTCAAACTTAATATGCTCAAAAGGTATTTTATATTTATAAATACCACCAGTAAATATACTGCTTTCCTCTGTCTTATATTCTTCAGTTCCCCATTCCTCATTAAATAACTCATTATGTCTTTTGGCTAAAAAAGTCCCTAAACCCTCGTAACCAAACACCACCTCCCTAAAAGGCAGTACTGAATTTACTTGAGATGAGTTCACGTCAACGTACTTAGTTATATCGTAAGGAGAGCCGTTAGATGGATTAGCATAAAAAGTATCTAAATCTTTTACAACCATTGTACTTCCTTCAACGTAAGCAACTAAGTTAAACATCTTAAATATAGCAGTCAAAAAATCTAAAACCTTCATTTTAGGAATTTGCTGAGTTATACCAAAGTCAAAAGAGCCTATCGTAATACTGAAGGCATTACTAAAATAATCCTCATAAGTAAAGTCTTCGTTTCCATCACGATAACTGTAAGTCCACTCAGCACTTGTAAAATTAATTGCTTGACCACAACTTATCTCAATCGTGTACTCTGAACCATCACTTACGGTAATCGGTGTCTCGATAATATTACCAACAACATTAGAGGCTTGATATGTAGGTATTCCATTTCTAAAAACGTTTATAGAGTAAGGAATAGAAGTGTAGCCAGAGTCTACAGTTAAGCTCAATGCTAAAGATTGATTTCTAAATGAAGCTCCGTCAGTTATCTTTAGGATGCTGTTATTCATAAAACTTCCGTCATTGGAAGAGTCATTAGCAAAAGTATTTACATTAAAAACAGAAAGCTCCACTTGTCCTCCAGATGTAATTTTACCCTTAACCCTATGTAACCACATATACAGATTATTAAAAGCATCATTGCCAGAGTTATTAAAGAAATCACTACTAAAACTTAATCCATACTTTTCTTCTATTGCCTTTATTATAAGGTTTATTCTTAAAGCGTATTTTAACTCATTGTATTTAACTCCGTGTTTATTATTGGATGATGAAGTGGTGTGATAATGAACGTTTCCAGAGTCAGATACATTTTTAGAGGTATCGTAAGAAAGTCTTTGCGTATGTGTTATTAAAGGCACTTGTATAGGATTATTATAAACAGTACCATCAACGGTTTTATTTACATTATTAGTTAGATAATCCTTTATATCTGACATACTA